CAAAGATACTTATTCATCTTTACATCCAAAACCAACAGAAGATGAGATTGTAATTGGTGTTATGGAAATGTATGGAGATCAGTTTACAGAAAAAGAAATCAGAGATGCTATGCAGACAAAAACAGGAGACTCTAGAGATGTTTTATCTGCTGAAGAGGCTAGAAATATGGGCAAGACTGAAACGGAAGAATTATATGACCAGATCTGGCTCATCCGCAATATCGCTGGGTCAAAACGCAGTGATGAATTGGAACAAGCTTTGATAGCACTTGGGTATGCCTCTGATTTGGACATGATGAATTCTATGTATGAGTTGGAAGGCGGAGTAAATGCCTTCCCTTGGAATACAAACTTCAGTGATTCACAGCGTGTTGTAGAATTTCACGATCATCTCATGGAAGCCGCTGGTGCAATTGGCTTGGAAAAACCATCTCAAGCTGAATTGGTTCGGATAGCAGAAGCGGAAAAGCTCAATGAGCAATTCAAAGAAGAAATGTCTATTGCAGTTGGAGAAAATTGGGAAAGCATGGTCTATCCATATTTCAGTATGAGTTCGGATGAGAAAACAGTATATAAAAATACTGATCCTGATGGATATGCCGCTGTAAATAAATACTCCTCTATTCGCAGACAATATGAACGCAAGTATCCAATATGGGCATACTACTATACACAGAAAACTAGCCTAAGTAAATCTATTATCAAGTCTTCTCAATCAACGGTTGATTCGGCTTTGAATGAAATTGCAACCAAGTATGGATATGATAGTTCATTAGCCAGTACATTGCCCTCTTGGGTACAGAAACTATCTGTATCTAGCCAACTGTCAGAAACCTTCCGCGCTAAAATATATGCAGTAATGAATGGTAAAGCTGAATTGGACAAAAATCTAAGCTCTTTCTTGAACATTCTTATTCAATACAATCCTAGTTATAAAGAGGAGATCGAAGATTTCATAGACAAATATACTTAATATACTTGATATTAATCATAAAAATGTGGTATAATAAGAAATTGGAGGTATTATATGCCAAAAGATTCTGTTACTGAATCTGATGCTAGCTCGGTTATTTCTGAACAAGAGGTGACGCCCGCTAGCGGAGGGGATGACAAAAACATTTCTTCCAATGATTCAGCAGACGAGAACAAGACGGGCTCGGATGTTGAACAATGGAAGCAGAAGGCAGCAGAAGCTGCCGATCAAGTACAAAAACTTCAGCAAGACATTAATCAACTGAAGAGTTCCCGTGACCAACGGGATAACAAGCAAATTGATGAACTTACATCTTTAAAAGAACAGGTAAAGCAACTACTCACTAAAGACATGAATGAAACAGAGTTGCTCAAGTTCAATCAGGGTGAATTATCGAAGCAGATTGATGCATTGAAATCCGAACGAGAACAAGCTAAAACTGCACTGGACAGTACCAAACGCTTTTATGCCTATCGAGATATGTTTATCACTCAATATGGCGTATCACCAGACAAATTAAAAATGGATGGAACGGCGGATGAATTGTTTACCAGTGGAATGCTTGCCGTAAAAGAACAGATGGATAATCTGAAAGCTGCCAAGACAGAACCCGAAACGGACAATGAACCTGTGGGAGAAGATAAAAAGAAATCACCGCCTAATACCGCTAAGTTTTCTGGGAAAGATGGGGGAAATGGGACTTTAACACTCAAAGAGTTGGCTAAAAAATATGCTGATGGTGATGTGGAAAAGTTCTTCCAAATGACCCTAGTGGATCCCAAAATGAGACAGTTACTTAATGATGCTGCAAAAGGTATCGACAATAAGTAACTACATTAAAATCTAGGAGGTTTTAACAAATGGCAAACCTAAATCGTAGTACGATGTCTACTGGCATCAAAACTATTTACGAAATGCGTTTGCTGTCACGTGCGTTGCCCCGCCTCATTCATAATAAGTGGGGGACTGTGGCATCTATTAGTAATCACGGAGATTTAGAGCTGAGAAAATACTCTTCTATGAGTGCTGTAACTTCATCTTTAACTGAAGGCACAACTCCATCGGAGCAGACTCAACCAACAGTTTCTACGATTACGCTGGATCCTGAATACTATGGAGCCTATTTAATTTTCACAGATTTAATTGATCTGGAACAAACAGATAACATGATTCTGGAAACTAGTGCAATCCTGGGCGAACAAGCGGGTTGTCAAACGATAAGCCCGCTCTAAATCTTTTCTAATATACGGCGAACGCTGAGACGCCAACGCCTTGGAAGGGGAAACCCACCAACAACGACTGAACGAAAAGACCCGAAAGGGATGTAACAGTCTGAACTTACGGGAAATGAACTGTAAGAAGGGAACTCGAAGAAGTCCCCTCGCACCTTAACAACCTATCTTATATAACATCGAAGGAATGATGTAAGGCTTTACTAAGTTAATAAACTTATCTGCTTCTTTGGAATAGAAGGTTAAAACTGGATAGCCTCCCGAAATTTTACCGAGATGACACGTTATCCCAAATTTAGATACAAACCAGTTTAGTATCTTCTCATTATCAGGAATGGTAAACCCCGCAGTATGAATTCTAACATTGCCTTTCTCTTTCATGTAAGAACCATCATCCATGAACCATACAGCAACTCCAAATGGTTGAAGACTGGAAAGCACTTCATCGGGAACAATCTTTTTACCTTCTGGATAAAATAAATTTCGATAGAATTTAAACTCCGGATGAGAATAAGTGGTAAATCGAACATAAATAAAGTGTTTACCATTTATCTTATGTGCTTGTTCATAGAAAACTCCAGATGGTCTAACCCAATCCTTAATGAGATTAAATTTCCAATCAACATATTCTTCTTGCTCAAAGCATTGACAAATACGTAAACATGGAGATGCCGCAGGAATGTGTCCATCTCCTAACAAAGTTCCCATAATCAATTGTCTTTGGGTTTCAGATAACTCTTTTGTTCCAATGTGAAAATGAGGATAAGGAATTCCCCGATATTTCAATGCCCGCCATACAGATGAAATACCCTGATAATTATATTTCAGGGCAATTTCTTGGGGACTTAATTTCAATATATAAACATCATTCTCTAATTGAGATTTAGAAACTTTAGATGCTGGCATATCATTCCTCCGATAAAATTTTATATCAAATACATCATACCATATAATTGAATATTTGTCAATAGGGATAGGTTAATAGGTGAAGTAACAAATATGTTGTCTATAGATACACTGTCACGTAACGCACTGATAACAAACGCCACCGCCGCATATTCTGGCGGAGCGTCAGCCATTTCAGATATATCTCTCGCCGATCATGAGATTGGTTATGAAGATATTCTGAAACAATATTTTACTTTACAAGCCAACAATGCCCGCCCAATCGGTGGGAGCTTCATCATTGTTACTCATCCCTATTCTGTTGGCTCTTTATTCAAAGATCCCGTGTTCGTCAATATGTTCAATGCAGAAACTGACGAAAACAAAATCCGATCTGGCAAGCTAGGACGAGTCTTGAACTGTGATATTTATGTCAGCTCTAATGCCTATGAAAGCGCCGATGCAGGAAAGAGTGGTACTACCGATGTTTATAGTGCCCTTTTCTTGGGAGAAGAATCCTTCGGTCGTGCTGGCATGAGCACTCTGATGCCTGGTAATCTTGATTCGGGTGGGGTTGATGAGTGGACGAATACCGGTAAGCAAGTAAGACCTATTGATCTTATTGTAAAAGATCTGGATTCTGGTGGTTCAGATGATCCTCTGAATCAACGTGGATCTATCGCTTGGAAAGTATCTCATGACTTGGAAGTCTTGAATGCTGACTGGATTATTAATTTATATCACGCCAATATGGCGAGTGATGACTAAAGGAGAATAATATAATGAGTGCCCTTAATATTCCTGGAATTGGAAAACGAATTGGACAACATTGGCTAGCCGTTATGACCTTTGGTGCAACTGGAGAAAGCCCCGATGTTTCAATCGGATCCACCTCAACTGGTGTGGTAGCTCTGTTTAATGTCAATGAATCTGATGTGTTTGTACACAGCATTGAAAAACAGGTGGTTATCGCTTTTGATGGTGCTACTACTTTGGCTTTTGAAATTGGAGACGGGGACGATTCGGATGGGTTCTGGACAGATACCTTATTCGACTTCGCCAGCTCTGGGGCAGTGTTTGCTAACATGGCATCATCTGTTGGTTATGCTGCTGGAAAGCTTTATACCGGATCTGACACCATTGATCTAACCATTACTGGCGGATTGACCGCTGGAAAAGCAAAACTTCGTATTGATTATACACTTGGAGCGGATACTGATTTAGCACCAGCTACCAGCTCGTAACTAACATTGGAGGATTACTATGAGTATAACTAAAAAGATACG